CTCCGCTGTCGGCGGAATGCAGTTTACTCGAAAAGGTTTGTATTTTAGAGCGAGAGTTAGCGCGTATGGTTCAGGAACAGTTATAGCAATCGGTACTCTGTCGAAAGCTCCTGCTGTTCAGCAATCGCTTACCACTATCGGAGGTGGTTTCTCGCCTGAGGGAGGGGGTGCAAACACAAGTCCTATCCCTATTGCGGCAGAGGCTCGCACATCGTCTAAAACAAGTGTGTCAAACGCAACTCTAGTACGACCCATTGCTACAGTAGATGGTCGTCAAATTGTTCGACTAGACTCTATCCCTGAAAATGAGTGGTCTTACGTTGCTGCCTCTGGTGGTATTACAAACACAACTACTGCTGTCGATATAGCAGGCGGAGCAGGAAGTGGTGTAAGAAATTACATCACTTCGTTACAAGTGTTTTCGGACTTCCTAGGTATAGCAACTGAAGTAATCATACAGGACGGAGTTAGTGGGCCTATTCTGTGGAGAGCTAAAATAGGTACGGGAGGAACTGTAGGTATTCAGAACATTAGATTTCACCCACCTCTGAGGGGGTCGACTAACACCATCATGCGATTTGCTTGTGTAAATATAACAGGCATAGGTTCAATCTACATTAACGCACAGGGGTATAAAGCACCATGATTTATAACATTTTAATTGAACAGAACGGCAAGTTTGTTGCTACGGGCGAAACAGTTGAATGTGAGTTTGAAGAAACTCAGGCAGTCGTAGACGAATTACAGTTAGAGCGTGGCTGTTGTTGTGCGCTGGAAGCTGTCAGTGAATAGCTATAGTCTAGCTGAACGCATTAACTCACAAGTCAATGCGTCAGTCACTTAATAAAAAGGAGACGTAAGTCTCTTTTTTTGTTTTCATTCCACCAATTAGTAAAATACACCATGCTTAATGAAGTTTAGCGAATGATAAAATAACTCAGTATTCCACAACATCTCGACATGATTAACATGCAGCATTATAAGTGAGGTGGCTTTGGTTATTAAGTTAGATTCCATCTCCACAACACCATCATGACTCTTAATGTCTTTTAAGAATAGACTACCAAGATATACTACTGGATTAAATACATGTGAGTTTTTTGTACCAACTATAACACCAATTTTGGCTTCTGGATGTTTGATATTTCTTATTGCATATGAATCTTTTGTAAGTTGCGGAACAATGGGAGAGATATATTTTAAAATTGGAAATTTCTTTAATACCCTTGTCGCTAATAATGTCCCATTATGTGGAGTACCTAGTGTCACTATATGTCCAATCTTGATACCTTTTGCAAGCAGAATAGAATGACATATAAATTTAGCTATTATTCCACCAAGTGAATGTCCAATAAAGTGTATTGTGTCTCCGCTTTTAACACATCTATTAATTTGTTCTATTACATTTGCGCCTATCATCTCAATACTAGAAAAGAATAAACTTTGATAAGTTGGACAAATTACATTATAGTTACTGTATCGCATAATATATGTACGCATAAGTGACATTGTTAAGCCATGTGAACCAAAGCCATGAATCAAAATAACATGTTCCATAATGTCTCCTATAGAAGCAGAACGTATTGAACAATTAATAACATAAAGAGAGTAAATATGCAAAAGGGTAATTTTGGTTTTAAGTCGCCAATGGACTCAAAAATAGCAGAGATATTTCAAAAGCAAAAGGAAATACAGCTAAAGAATGAAACTACTGAGTCAGAAAAAGACAACAAAACAATTGATGTTATACAAGTGGAACCAACACAGATGCAATCTGGATATATAGGTTTGACTGGTATTGTTATAAAAGACAATGGTCAGATAACCAAAGATGACCATATGGCGAAATTATCAATTGATGCAAATAAATATAAAAACATAGTATTAACAGAAGACGAAGCAAAACACGTAACAAACCAAATGAGAAGAATGACAACTGGTGTGAACGCAGTTGTGCCAATGGTATGTACTGGTGACTTATGTCCATTTAGAAAAAGCTGTGTATATTATGAAATTGGCAAAGTGCCATTAGGGAAACCATGTCTTGTAGAATCGCAATTGATAGAATATTGGATGGCTCAATACTTTGAAGAGTTTGATGTTAATCCACAGCGCATTACTGAAGTGCACTTAATATCTGAACTAGCTGAACTTGATATTTATGAAATGAGAGTTACTAAATACCTAGCAGAGAATCATCAAACCTTGCTACAAGAAGTTATGACAGGTGTTGACCCAGCTGGAAATGTAATATCAAACCTTGAGGTATCAAGAGCTTTTGATTTAAAAGAACGTCTGAAGAAGCAACGTATGAAAGTACTAGAGGCTTTGATGGCGACTCGTAAAGAGAAAATTAAAGCTATCGTTGGAGTTACAACTGGTACAGATACAGCGAGCAGAATATCTGAACTAAAAGAAAAGCTTGAAAAATTAAACAGAGATGTATCGTCCGTAACAGTAGAAGGCGAATCAGTAAGACTATCTTAATAGGTGAACCAATATGTCTAAGGAGACAAATGTGTATTTTAACAAACAAGATGAACGTGGCAACGGTAAGTATCGCACTGGGCATTTTGTTTCTGCCAAAAACAAAAGTTCTTATGTTTATAGGTCGGCATATGAATATGCATTTTTTACTAAGTTGGAAAATGACGACACAGTGGTTCAATTTATAGTTGAACCATTTCAAGTGCCATATGTAGATAGCAGAGGGAAACAAAGAGTATATAAGCCAGACATAGTTGTATTATATAAAGATGGTACGTTAAGAATATACGAAATCAAACCAAAGGCAATGTTAAGAAACTTAGATGTGCAATCCAAAGCTGCTGGATGCAGAGCCTTTATTAAGATTCAAAGAATGAATGCTACCTATCACTTCATAACAGAAGAAGATATATTTGCTAGCTTAAAAGAATATCAAGAGGTTCTTAAAAGAATATGAGCGCAGTGAATAAGTTGTCAAGTTTGTTTGATAATCATAGCTTTATATCTATTGACATTGAAACTGGTGGCAGAGATGCCGCTAAGGACAAAATATGGAACGTTGGCTTAAAGTGGAGCAATGGCAAAAAGAAAAATTTATTCTTAGTGGACGATGCTGACTATGTTCCTGGCTACACTAAAGATGCCAACATATTAGAGAGAAGACAAAAGGTAGTAGATAGGCTTAAGGCACAACTGGAATCAAATGATTTCGGTAAAAAACAAGCTAAGCTTGGAAACTTCGATGCGCTATACGATGCAATTCATAGAGGCAGAGCTATATCAAGTGAGGGTGGAGCAAGATATATATCCAATATCATTGGAGCACTTGGAGAGCCAAATAATCCAAAATTCACGCTAATACAAAATGCTAGATTTGAAGACTCATTCTTGACAAAATTATTTCAAGACCATGGAGTGTTCGACAAGGCAAAGAATGGTATGGAATTTAGAACAGACTATACTGATAAGTTTGCTGGATTCTTATATTCTCCACCAGAAATAACAACATTGAAGGCACAAGCTGGACATTCATTCGAGAAGTATCTTGCTGGTTCTGGCTCATTTGACGCAGTAGCAAAATATCATCAAGGTATTATAGATAGCTACATACACAATGTATCAACATCTAAAAAAGGAATATCGGTAGACTTAATGGACTTAACAAAGTCACTATATGTCAGTGCCGCACAAAAAGGACTTTTAAGAAAACAAGACGCATATGTTGGAACAAACGTAGAATTCCTGTCTCAATTGTTTTGGGACAAAGCGGAATCACACACTGGACTTGAAGATGCCGAAGTACAAGAGAGGATTGCAAAAGAGAAAATAGCTGGCATGTACGATAGGCTGCATGCCAATGCATTAACAGACGAAGATAGAAATGTCTTTTTAAAAGCGTCAGAGATGCAGAAGCGAGCTCATAGGTTGCAATTAATACAGGGTTTAAAAACTGGATTAGAAGAGTCTCAAACTGCAGCGGGATATAAACTTACTGGACAAAGAGACTTCAAGTCAATGCAGCCAGTAAAGGATTCAAATAATGTTAGAAGACCAATGATGGTATATAGACAGCAGGATGCACACTACACAAAGAATACAGCTGCAACAATAGATGATGTTATTCAATCGTCAGCAAGACGATTAGAAGTGCATCCAGACGAAGTTAAGTCTATACTTGACGAAATTGGCAAACATAAAGAAACCAGCGACAAGATATCTGCACTATATGAAATGGGCGACAACTATTGGGGTAAGCCAGCTATACCACACAAGCCTATGCCTGGAGCGGCAGAAGTGCCAAAAGAGCCAACTGGATGGTATAAATCTTTATCTGGAGCTCAGAAAGTAGCAGTTGGTGTAGGATTAGCTGGAATCATGTATGTAGGAGCAAGTGATGACAATGCTTCTAAAAACAAAATTAAACAAATCAAAGAGCGCAAAGAATATCAAGAAAGACGATATGATCTTGACTCAAATATGCGAATATATGGCAAATTAGAAACCTATCATGGCTCAGGCTTTGCAGACTGGGACAGTAGAACTAAACATCATGAATATTAAATAAGGGGAACAATATGGGCTTTTGGAGTTCTGAGCACAATCCTAATGTGAATGCAGAAAAGAATAACTTTAATATGCGTAGAGGCGCATATGATTTGGATGCAGAACAGTATGAAAGAGCTGGCGTAGGCACACATCTCAAAAGGGCTGTACAAAGTGTCATGCCCAAAAAGATGGAAAAGCTCAATGCAAAATTACCTCAAAGTATGCAAATGGATATACTAAATGGTGCTGGTAGAGCTGGAGAGAATGCCTCCAATATTGCTGGTAGAGTAACATCTCATCAGCTTAAGACGTCTCCACTAAGTAGCAGATTTATGAACCAATTTCTTGGTTCTGGTTTTATGGCTTATGGACTTACACATGGTGACTCAGCTCAAGACGTTGCTGGCTATACATTACCTATGCTTGCTGCATCTTTAGCTTACTCTCCTACAAGAGAAGTTGGTATGGCTGTTGGCAAGCTTGGTAGAGTTGTGCATACTGGATTTGGTAATACACTTGGGAAAGTAATAGGAAGAACAGGTGGTACATTGGCAGCACTTACGGCTGCAACAACTGCATATGTTGGCTCTCAAATGTTTGATAGCAATAACTTTGTAAAAGAATCCGCTGCAAAAGTAGAGCGAGGAATGTACGTGAGTAAGAGTGGCAGCAGTAATGGCAGTATGACGCACAGACAAAAAATGTTAAATAAATTGAGTAAATCTGGTTTGAATGACCGTGGAGCATTATTGCGGGAATGAAGCTCGGAATACTTCGTGGCATATTGTAGCCTCATTTGACTTCTTGAGAAGCATTGTTTATAATGCCGTATAGACCAAATAACAGGAGAAAATATATGGCTTATATAAAAACAGGATTACCATCTGGCCCAACTAGACAGCCAGCAGAGTTCTTTATTAATAAACTTAAAGAAGTGCACTCTAATAAATATGGATATTTTGACGAAGACTATTTAAACACACCAGGAAGCATCAAGGTATCTGAACGAAAAATTAAATTTCAATGTGAGCATGGTATTACAACTATGACTTATAAAGAACATAAAGGTGGTAGAGGGTGTAAATATTGTGAAGGCAGGTCAAGAATATTAGCAGAGTCTAAAGAAAAAATAGACCTAGTACAGAAAGGCAAAGAGCTCTTCATTAAAAATGCTACTAATCTATATGGCAATCAATATGATTATTCTGAGGTTAATTACATCTCAGTTAGAGATAGAGTAGATATTATATGTAGAGAGCATGGTAAATTTACTACAAGACCAAGTACTCATCTGGCTACATCTGGATGTCAAGGATGTATTACAAAAAAATTAGGTATTGCAAACTATGACAGCTTGGTTGCAAAAGCAGGCGAGCTTTATAATAATAAGTATATATACCCAGAACAATTCGTTATGTCCAATGTGAACATAAAAATTATTTGTCCCGAGCATGGTGAGTTTTATAAGAGTCAGTATTTGCACTTAAGAGGCGAAGGGTGTAATTTGTGCAAGGATAGACTAACTAATTTAAACTATAAACCAAAAACAAAGATGACATTTGACTCATTCGTAGAGAGAGCAATGATGAAGCATGGAGACAGGTATAAATATATTAATATGGAAATTAATCGCAACACAGATCTAATTACAGTAATTTGTCCAGAGCATGGTGAGTTCAAACAGCGTGCATCAAGTCATCTTTCTGGCAGCGGATGTATACAGTGTGCAACTAATGCACCTGTGGACATTGATGCCTTTATTGTAAAGGCTCAAAAACAGCATGGACAAAGATATTCTTATGATAAGTTTGTGTATGTAAATGCTAAAATAAAAGGCATTATTACTTGCCCAATACATGGAGATTTTGAGCAAACACCAGATAACCACACTAATGCTGGTAATGGCTGCAATAGATGTGGTAGCGCTGGGACATACAATGAGTGGTATTTTAATACATTTCCAGATATGAAAAATGTAAATGCTAGTCTTTATATTATAAAAATGTACAATGATACTGAATCTTTTATAAAAGTTGGCATTACGAAAAGAAACCATACAAACAGGATGTCACAAATTAAAAATACTTCACAATATAAAGTACAAGAAATTTTAATCATAAATACAACATTGCACGATGCTTGGAGCAAAGAGCAAATGATACTGTCACAATACAGAGAATTTAAATATGAGCCATTGGAATACTTTCATGGACACACAGAATGCCTGTCCATATCAGCTGAAGCTCGGAATACTTCGCGGAGTTCTATAATGGCTGAATTAAACACAACACAACTGCTTGGTCAGTTTGATGGAGAAACTGGAACTGAGATTAAGACCTATGCAGAAATTCCGTGGAGGGAATATCTTGAGTCCAAGAATTATAATCACGATATCAATAAGATGTGTGAGCTATGCATTAAAGATCAAAAAGCGAGACATGGTGAAATAACTATCAAATGCAAAGGTATGGCATCTAAGAGCTTATATATTAAGCCAGAAGAGGAACATAATTTTACAGAAGAAGATATGGACATCATGGAGCAGGCCGCTAACCCATATCATTGGGCAGAGCGTAATATAGACGTAGAGAAGATTGATGACCCAAAAAGATTATTTATTCCAAGATGGTATCAGGCTCAAATTTCTCAATGTACTAGTTCAAGAAAAGTAATTAGATGTGGAAGACGTGCTGGCAAGTCTTATAGCCTTGCATTAAATATTTTACACAAAGTATTAACAAATAAAAATTACTGGGTACTTATTGTTACTCCATATGAAGTTCAATCTGAAGAAATCATAAACTTAATATTGCAATTCTTATTTAATATTAATCCAGAATTTGGCACATATGATGACTTGGTAGACAGCTACAAGCAGTCTCCAAACAGAACAATTAACTTTGCAAATGGCTCAAGAATCAAGGCGTTTACTACTGGTTCAGCTGGAGCTGCATCTATTAGAGGACAAAGAGCCGACTTAATCGTTATTGATGAAATAGATTATATAACTGCAAAAGACTTTAATTCAATTATTGCTATTTTGGCTGATAAGCCTCATACAGAATTATGGACGGCTTCTACACCAGATGGCGAGAAGCAGCTGTATAAGTTATCAAAAAACAAGAGATACAAAGAGTTTCATTTTCCATCATTTGTATTGCCTCACTATAATGATGAATTGGATTCAGAATTCAGAGAGGCAACAGATGAAACTGGTTTTGTTCAAGAGATTATTGCAGAGTTTGGTACCTCTAAGCACGGTGTGTTTCAAAAGTATTATGTTGATGCATGTACTGCATTAAAATTAGAAGTCACAGCTGAAGAGATACTTGCGCAAAGAAATGAGTGGATTGTTACAATGGGTTGTGACTGGAATCATGACAAAGTTGGAACACGTATTCTTGCATTAGCTTTTAATAAGGCTAAAAGAGTATTTGCTATTGCAGAGAAAGCTACTGTGTCCAAAGAGGGATGGACACAGACAATGGCTATGCAAAAAATTATAGACCTAAATAGAAAGTGGAATTTTGAACACTTATATGTCGACAGAGGATTTGGTTCTACACAAATTGAGATATTGACTAAATATGGATTTGATAATTTTGGCATCTTGCCAATGGGTCATCCAGACTTAAAATTATCTGAATTAAGAGCTATTGATTTTAACTCTAATATTGAAATACCAGATCCATACACTGGTAATCCAATTAAAAAACATATGAAACCTTTTATGGTTAACAATCTAAATAAGATTATCGAAAAGAAGATGATTAAATTTCATCCACGAGTAGATGCAAAACTTATAGAGCAGTTGAAGGGTTATGAAGAAAAACGAGGAGTAACTGGTAGACCAACATATAAAGCTGCATCGGAATCAGTTGGAGACCACGACTTAGATGCTCTAATGTTGGCTGCATTAGCATTCAACCTAGAATACTCTGACCTGCTAAATCATGGCACATTGCAGATGATTACTGTACAAAGACAGAAAAATGCAGAGCCACTTGAGAAATTTACCGACATTGCAGCTGGCAGAGTTAAAAGTTTAAGACCAAAATCAAGAGATATCTTGTTTAATAGGCTACAAGGCATATATAATACAGAGTCCAATAGCGACAGTAGTCTATCGAGAAAGACTGGCATGAGAGCGAGATTAAAACAAGGTGTATTCAGAAGAGCTAGATTTTAAATGATTAGATATGCAAATCAACCAACAGATACTATTACCAACACAACTAGCTTGTCACAGCTTGCTGGTTTGTGTTATTACGACCCAACAGACGAAGCTCTAAAAGAGTTAAGTGCTGTTCCAACTCATTTAATGTCCGTTAACCCATATGAGACAGTTATGAGAAAATATTACCTTGTTGTTCAGTCAACACTAAGTACAGTTGCAATCAGATTAACAGATGCCACAAACCTTGGTGTTTATTCTGCTAAAGTAATTATAAGTGACATAGAGCCTACATTATCTTTGTTCGCTACACTTGGTTCTTTTAATAATTATGTTATTAGCAATCCAACCGCGTACACATTGATACCAGTATGGATACTACTTGAGTCAACTAGTCCAATGTCAGTAATTAATTCTTTAGAGATTGAGATTGAATATGAGTAATATTGATGTATCTGAACTAGTAGAATTTCAGCGACAGATTTATGACAAGGTAAAAGACACAGTTGTTGAATATGATAAAACAGCAAATCAGGATGTGTATGAGTCTATCTTAAAGATATTCGGCGAAGACATTCCTGATAACCACATTACACTAGACATGTTAATCACGTGTCTAGAGATTGTTAAGAAGGCTTCTGCCGATAAAGCAGATACAGTATTAAATAGATTTTCATTATGACAATACCATTTAGTAGCGGAACAAATTCACATGGCGCAGAGCAAAAGAGAGCTGACCTCTATATGAGGATGTATAAATACGCTGCTGAAGATTTTGTATCTACTAAAGATTTTACAATATTTGAAGCTAAACTATATGCATGGATGCAATCAATTGAAACTAAATTACAGGCATTATTTACAGTTGTGTCAAATCATACACATCCATTAGTGCCGCATGTGCACACAATAGTTCCACATGTACATATTTCCACAGCGCCAGGAATTCCTACAAGTCCAAACCTACTAGGATTAGTAACTAATCCTAGTACACCATATATAATTGCAAAATCAATGCAATCTAGTGCAATGCTATGGAGATATGGAATTGTTCCAAAATATATTGGAACCACTGGACGTATGCCAAACATAGTTGGTAATAATGTTACACTGTCTACTAAGATTGGAGTTGCAGAAGACCCAACACCACATCTAAGAAGAGCGTCAATTATACCAATACTACTAACACCTAATGTTCCAGAATATGTGCAAAGCTTAATATGACAATAACATCAGATACAAATATAACAGAAGAGCTGCTGTATGCAGCTCAGAAAATAGTTTCATTCTATGGAGACACATTACAGTCTAAAATGTGTTTGGTTCAAGTTCCAATATCAGCATTACTTGAAGCACAAGAGTACATAGATAGAGCGGCAGTATATAATGACGCAGATAAGATTAACGGCAAGTCGATTGATGAGCTACAAAAAGATTTAAATAAATTTGCAGAGACGCCAATTGCAGCTGCAATAAGAAATAGAGCAAGACAGCATTGCTTTAATTGTAAATTAGAATTCCCCAAAATTAATGGAAAGCTTTTCAAAGATGGATTGCTTAGTGATATATCTGCATTTTTAAAGAACGGCAATAATCTCTTCAAAAGAGGGTCACTTAATGGAGCATTACCAAACTTGGTACTGCTATTGTCATTCTTATGTTTGCCAGACCTACTAAAGTTATTAGCACTGCTGTTGGCAAGACTATCTATATTGCTATCTGTTATCAATCTTGGCAATTTTAACTTGGCTGGTTTTATAATGGCTATTATTGGCAAAATACTAAGTAAATTATTTAGCTTTTTAAACGCAATGATTGAGATAGGGATGTCTCCTATCCTTTGTATTTTTGAAGCATTGAAGACATTTACAGAACTTGTACCAGCAGCAGTAAAAGATATAGAGGACTTTGGTAACAATGCAATATCTAAGTCAGTAGCTGTTGCCCAGAAGATGAAGATTCCAGTTGGCAACTGGGAGGGTAATAGTTCTGCATTTGATGCATTTAGTAGCGTAATGGGAACCGTTGGGTCACAGATTCCAAAAACAAATCCAATAGATGCTAAAAGCATAAAAGAACAGTATGCAGTAGTCGATACCATATTGCAGGAGACAATAAATAGTATGTCTGACCAAGTACAAAACCTATTTGGATTAAAGACATATTTTGAGTGCGAAGCAAAAAGAAATGGCACATCGTTCGCTACACAAGTTGAAGGCATTATGAATTTAATAGGATTGATAAACCTCATTAAGCAGATAATAAAACGTAAGTCAGAAAATATAGCATATGCACAATATACTGGCGCTACTGTGCCATCTAGAGATTTTACAATTGACGACATAGCGACTGTAATCTCCAATACAATCGATCAAGAAGTAAGTATTGCATCAGCGGATAACACAGACATAGGTATTGTAATAGGTAAAAGCCAGATTCCAAATGTTGATAACATGGATATCTTTAAATGTAACATGATAGACTTCATAAACAATAGTGACTACAATCAGATAATTAGCGATGCTGCAAATATAACCAACACATATGGTGATGGCTTAGAGCCATCTATCCCAAGAGTGTCATTAGACGATATATTTACAAATGGAGATTATACCTTTGTTCAAATCAACAGAGATAATATAAATAATGCAGCTGACGAAATAAAAGCAATTATCGACTATCTTGGAGCGGTATCAGTACCACAACAAGACCAATCAGTACCAATTGTTCCAAAGAGTGTCAATACTGGAAAAATCAATATTGTAAATACACCAATAAATATTAAGGATATAGACATTGGCTCTATATCAACAAAGTTACATCAGTTGAGTTAAGATATGAGTGACATAGTAGTAACAACAAATTATTCATCTAAGATGAATCAAAATCCAAACATCGTTGACAAGATTACAACATTTAAAGTTCGTAATCCAATGCTATCTTATTTTGCTCCATCAGCTGGCATAGATGGCTCTTATAGACCGCATGCCTATGACCTATATGAATACGGTCGCATTATGGATGTTGAATCATTTGTATGCAGAGCATTCCTAAAGAAAAGAACATTAATGTTCAAAGAGGGATATGATGTAATTTCAAATAATGAACAGAATGCAAAATATATAAAAAGAAGATTATCAGAGATTGCTTACGTTAGTGGACAAACCTTTGATGCACTTATACGCGAGACATCACATAACCTCGTTGTATTTCATAACGCATATGTTGTCAAAGTTAGAAAACTAAACTCTTCATCTGGTAAAGTAAGAACGATTAATAGAACATCTGTTAATCCTATTGCAGCATATTTTAATCTTCCACCAGAAAGCGTACAAGTTATGACTGATCAATCTGGTACACCAATAGCATATAGACAAAAAATCCAAACTGGTAAGTATGTTGAATACCCAGCAAGTGCCATATTGCATTTACATTATAATAAACGTACTGGCTTTATAATGGGTACTCCTCCACTAGAACCAGTTAAAGATGATATTCTTGCGTTACGCAGAATAGAAGAGTCAATTGAAACGTTGATATATAAATCATTGTTTCCAATTATTCACGTTAAGGTTGGCAACGAAAAACAACCAGCTAAGAAGTTTATGGATGGTACATCTGAAGTTGAAATAGCTACATCTTACCTAGACAAGATGGAAGACGATGGTGGCATTGTTACATCTGAGAGAGTTGAAATTAAGGCTATTGGCGCTGAGTCATTGGCACTACGCGTTGAGTCCTATTTAAATCACTTCAAAGAAAGAGTCTTTATTGGCCTTGGTATGTCTGGTATCGACTTTGGCGTTGGAGACTCCACTGGTAGAGCAACTGGAGAAGTGTTGTCAGAATCATTAAAGGAATCAGTAATAGATTATCAATACACTGTAGAAGAGTTCATTACAGAGAAATTATTCGCTGAGCTATTATGTGAGTCTGGAAAATATCAGTACGAGTATATGATTGGTGAAGATGACAAAGTGTATTTTCAATTTAATGACTTGGATGTACCAGGTTTGATTAAGAAAGAATCACATCAGTTGAACAAAATGACTCAGGGTGCTCAAAGCATTAACGAGGCAAGAAAATCAATGGGGCACAAACCTAAGTCTCCTGAAGAACTTAAGCAGATGGCTAAAGAGCTACAATACGATCCTAATCAAGAGCAAGCAGATAAGACTACAAGACATAGTATTAATACATCTGCTAAGACTGCCGAGAATGCACAGAAGGCTTCTGCAGCAACAGCAAAGGCAGGACATAAAGCTGCGCAAACCGTAACAACAAAAGTTAGCAAATCTAAGTCTAAGGTTGGTTCATCTAATTTGACAAAATCAATTACTAAACCAGCAAATCAACATAATAATTCAATTCAAAATATTATTAACATTGTTGATGGAGCAAACTCCTTTAAATATGGTAGACTATACAATATAATAACAGACGAAATACAATCTCTTGACGAAACTATTGACATTAATACAACAATCTGCGATAAACATATTGCAGATTGTATTACAACAATAGTAAAATATAGAAATTCATATAATAATGACAATATATTTGACTTTATATCTAATCAAATATTATCATTAACACATCAAATATTCGGAGCAATTAATGGACAATAAAAACTACTTCAGACTAAGAATACAGGATTCTGATATTCAGCGCATTAAAGACTCATCTGGTGATGTGGCTAAACTAACATCACTCAGAGTAAAGATGTCGGCAACGCATTCTGGTTTGGTTAATAAAAATTTTTGGTTTTATCCACCAAAGGGAATGTCTGATGGTGTTAATAGTTTTGTAACTCCATACAATAAACCAGTCACAACAAATCATGACCCTTACTCAGCGCCAATAGGTAGAGTAAAACAAGCTGACTACATATCTTATGGATTAAATCCATCATTAGAAAATGCAACAATAGCCGACAAAGGATATATTAAAAAGGTTAATGATTTTGTTAACTCAAAGCAATATAAAACAGTTGGCTACAAGGGTCTTGGTGAGATACAATTAATAGCAGAGATAAATGATGCGGATTCAATTGAAAAATTATTGGATAGACGTTATCTTACTGTCTCAGTTGGTGGCGATAGTACCGCAGGATATTGTTCTATTTGTGGAACAAATAAAAAACAAAGTGATTGTGGACACTACAGAGGAGCAGTTTATGACAAACAGACTTGCTTTTATATTGCAGACACGTTAGATTATAGACATGTTTCATATGTAAGCGAGCCAGCGGACGAGAGTGCTATTTCTGAAGTTCTGGACAGCGATGAAAATACAACAATTGAAATCCTAGATTTCACAATAGGAAATAAGAGTAACGATATGAAGTTAACATTAGAGCAATTTAAAGCCAAGTATGGTACATATGCTGATTTTGCGGACTACATGCAGACTTTGAAAGTTGGTGCATTAGCATCTCCAGATAAGAATGCATCGGCAGCAGCAATTGGATTCGTATTTGCGGACGATAAACAAATCCCAATGTTCGATAAAGAACATTTAGTTGTTGCACACAAACTGATTCAAGACCATCTTGAAGATTCAGATACTAAAACTCAAATTTTAGATAACTTAACAATTAAAGCAAAAGAGTCATTTGACGTAAATAGCATAGAAGATGCATTTACTGCGTTAGCAAAAGATGCCGAACCAGCTGTAACTACTGTTGAACCCTTTGTATTAACAGATGCTCATTTAGATGCAATTGCATTAAAAGTAGTTGACGGTTTGAAAAAAAGTGTTAATCTAGATGAATCTTACACAGCTCAACGTGTTAGAGCACTTGAAAAACATTCTACAGTATTAGAAGATTCGTTCTCTAATTTAGAAAGCAAATATAAACATAACGTAATGTTGCAAATTCTATCATTAGAAGATAAGATTGATGACAAGGACAGAGAGACAGCGTTAAGCCTAAGAAGCCTATTGTCTCTTGAAGACCATCTAGCAGATTTGGTATCTATAGCTAAAAAACCAGTTGCTTCAACACCAGTTGAAGATACAAACTTGGAACCAACTACAGTGTCAGATGCAAATGGTCAACCAGTCGCAGTAGTAGAGCCAGTTGTACCAGCCACTACAGACGAAGTTCTTTCTGTTAAAGAAATACATGATGCGTATAGAACAACGCTAAAAACAAAAGGCTTTAAAGCTGCTAGCGCATACTTAGAAGACCTGAAAGCTAATAAAAAGCTTCCTAAGAATTTTACATTTTAATTGACGGAGATAATCAATAATGTATAGCGAATTTAGTATCCAAGGACAACCCAACTACAAACAATGGGACGACTGGGGTAAAATCACACCAAACTTTGAAATTTCTGAAGGCGTAAGACCAGCTGGTAGTTTCAATCCTGCACCTTACTTACCATTAGTTAGATATAATGAATACTTCCGTGAATACTTTGTATTGTCAGCTGGTAAGCTTGTTAGCTTTGATAGCGATGGCTTTTTAGTTCCTGCTGGTTTGCGTAAACAAGCTACTGCATATGCCGCTGCATTTGATGGTGCTGGTAGCGTAATTGCTGGTGTTGCTGCTGCAGATGCTCTTACAGGTGTTACAAAGTATACAGCATTAGACGTTCAACAAGGCGTTAAGAACTCTGCAGGAGTTGCAGTTACAGTTGGCGAGCCAGTTGTTAAGTCATACTTCACATTGACAGCACAACCTGCTGTTGCAGTTCGTACAGTGTCCAATCCAATTGGCGCAGCAATGTACAACTTCTGGAGACATCCAGGTGGTGATGGCGTTAACCCAGCGTTCTACAGAACATCCAACTTTAACTTACAACATAAAGTAGCATTCGTATGTAAATACCTATTAGAGTTACCACTTGTTGAAAACAAAGCTACATATGATGTTGCACCATTCGTTGGTATTGCAGCATGTGTTGCAGCTAGCGGAACAGTTAAGTCTGGTATGTATGTATCTTACGATGCAGACTCAAACTACTCTATTACTGGATATGACTATGGTATTGCAGATGAATCTGAAATCATTGGTCAAGTAACAGAAGTATTTGGAGCTGGTCCATTTGGATTGTTAGAGAAAGTTCGTACAGCGCAGAATGGCCCATCAGAGCTAGACAAAATGCCTGGCACAGCTACCGAGGGTAAATCGGACACTATTACATATGCAGGAGCTTATGGCTCTGTTCGTATTTTGTTAAATAAATAATAAAGGAAAGATAAGAAATGAATAACAGTAGAACTCACTTTACTCCTTGGACATCTGAAGAACTTTCAATGAAAGACGAAATTCAGGATATGTATAGCACCATGACAAATGGTGGTGTAAATCCTGATGGCGCTAGAATGACAATCAGTGATGCTATATCCGTTGCCAATGCACCATTGATGTTCAAGCGTGTAATTACAGAAGTAATGCAGGAAGCAATTGAACCAGTTTTAGTTGGTACAAAGTTGCTTACACCATTACGTTTTGATGGCTATGGCGCACAGATTACATTTGGTACTTTAGGTGCAATTGGTAATCAGAACTTGGATATGGGCGAAGGCCAAGAATATCCAGAATTTGGATTGCAAGTTGGTGCTGGTACAGCAACAGCGATGGTTGGTAAAAGCGGTCTAGCATTGAAAGTAACAGAAGAAATGATTCGTTACTCTCAGTGGGACGTACTAAGCATGCACATTCGTCAAGCTGGTCGCGCTCTTGCTCGTCATAAAGAAAAGAAAATTTTCAATATGTTGAACAACACAGGCGTAGTAGTATTTGACAACGCTGCTCCAACAACAGCAGAAATTGGCCGTACAACAGGTCGTAACTTATCTGGTGCTGGTAACGGCTCTATGACAGTTGAAGACTTGTATGATATGTATGCTAAGACTCTTGAAAGAGGCTTTACTCCAAATATCGTATTGGTTCACCCATTGGCATGGGCAATGTTCATCAAAGACCCAGTAATGCGTCAAGTTGCTTTGGAAACAGGCAAAATGGCAGGTAACTGGTTCAATGGATTGCCACAAAACGTGTATCCGTCTCTACCAGACGCATGGAAAAAATCAGGAAGAATGGGTGCATCTACATCTAATCCAAGTGCAGCAGAACGTGAAGGAACTCAGCAGTCAGCTGCACAATTCCCAATCAACTTGCCATTTGGTGGATTGATGATGATTCCAACTCACTTTGTACCGTTTGATGCTAACGCAAAAACAACATCCATCATCATGTTGGACAGTGCTGAAACAGGCGCAATTGTTATTGCAGAAGATCCAACAATGCAAGAGTGGGATGACCCATCTCGTGATATTAAGAAAATTAAGATTCGTGAACGTTATGGTTTAGCCCAATTCAACGAAGGTCATGGTATTTCTGTTGCTCGCAACATATCTATCGAACCGAACCAAATTGTATTGCCTCCACAGGCTACAATCAGCGGATTGGCACCAATCATTCAAAAACCTTAATGG